CACTGGTGAGTTTGAGAGAAGAAGAAAAGATGGTTCACTCATTAACTTGCAAGCAACTTATAATCCAATTTTGAATGAGGATGGTAAGATTACCAAAATAATGAAAATTGCTACTGACATTAGTTTAATTGTCAATAGCAAAAAACAAATAGATGCAATCAACAGGAGTACTGCTCTTATTAGTTTCAACATTGATGGGTTTATAACAGATGTTAATTCTATATTTTTAGAAACAATGGGATATAAAGCCAATGAAAAAGATAAAGTCATTGGTAAACATCACAGTGTTTTTGTAAGTTATGAGTACTCTAAATCTGATGAGTATGTTAAGTTTTGGGATAGTTTAAGAAAAGGTAAGTACTTTGATGGAATCTTTGAAAGAAGAAAAGTAGATGGTTCTACTGTTTACTTACAAGCATCTTATAATCCTGTTTTAGACAGTAAAGGAAATATCACTGATGTAGTTAAGATTGCAACTGATGTTACTGATGCTGTAAACAATGAAAAAAAGATAGAAGATCTTTCAAAGAATCTACAAATAGAACTTGATAATTCTCAAAAGCTTAAAAATGCAATTGAGATAGAAAAGGATGCAGCTTTAAATGACTTAGATGTAATGATGAAAAAGAGTCAAAGTGAATTGATAAAAATAATTGTCAAAGTTGCATTGTCTGTTATTATAGGAGTTGGAGTTGTGACAACAGTGTTATATTGGATGGCTATTGTAACCAATCAAGACACACAAATTATTGGATCAACTTGGAGTAACATGTTTAGTGTATTATTAACAAATGCCTTCTCAATAGTTGGTACAATCATGGGTATCAAATATGCTACTCAAGAAGGCAGTAAAGAAAAAAAATAAATTATGAAAAAGAGAATAAAGAAGAAGCTTCAGAAGAAGTAATTGATTAACAATAAAAACAAAGTAAAATGCAACTAAGTAAAAATTTAGCATTAGCAGAAGTAATGAGATCAGAAACTGCTAAAAGAAAAGGAATTAGTAATATGCCTACACCAGAGCATATTGAAAACTTTAAATTATTGGCTGAGAATGTATTCCAACCAATTAGAGAACACTTTGGAGTTCCAATTCATATCTCATCTGGCTACAGAAGCAAAGCTCTCAATACTGCGGTAGGGGGAAGTTTGTCCTCACAGCATTGTTCTGGTGAAGCGATTGATATTGATATGGATGGTACATCAGTAACCAATGCTCAAATCTTTAACTATATCAAAGATAATTTGAATTTTGACCAAATGATTTGGGAGTTTGGAACTGATACTAATCCTGACTGGGTTCATGTATCTTATGAGTCTACAGGCAGGCAACGTAAGCAGATCCTTAAGGCAGTTAAAAAAGGAGGAGCTACTTCTTATGTTCCATACAAATAAAGACTTATGAAAGTAAGAAATGGTTGGAAATCAAAAAACAAACTTTGGGATAAGTTTGCTATCAAATTAAGATTAGGAGCAGTAGATTTTCTAATTATAGAAGCTGATGTATCAAGAGAATTCTATATGATAACTATCTTAAATTTTACACTTAAAAATAGATAATATGAAAAACAGTAAAAAAACAATTACCTCTACAGGTAATAAACGTCTATATCAAATGGGACCTATTGACGCTACTAAACTAATTGCTTACCCAACATCATCTATATGTATGTTAGAAGGTAATGCATCCTTAGCCAAAAAGATGGCTAAAAAGAAGTAACCTTTTCTCAATCTTCCTTACTTCTAAAGGCTCCTACTACGGGAGCCTTTTTTATTAAATATATTTTAGTTAACTATTTTTTATTATATTTGTATATATTTAATAAGATAATTATGTCAGAAACAGAAAACCAACAGGAGCTGACAGCAGAACAAATTGCTGAGCTCAGAAAGAACACCCTTCATTTTTATAAAGACAGAATTCAATTTTTAAAAGTTCAATTAGAATTTGAAAAGTTGTCTGCAGACCTTGAAGAGGAAAAGCTTAGAGGTCTTATGGCACAGCTTAAGATGGCTCACATAACTGCACCTCCACAAGAAGAAGAGGAAGAAGAATCTCAAAAACCTGAATAACCATGCCTAAAGCTAATTTAGTTGAAAAGAGAATTAGAATGAGCAAAAGAGATATCATCAAGTATCAGCTTATATCTCATTCATTTATTAATTCTATATCATACAGCGAAGCTGAATTAGATTGCTTAACTCTACTTGGTGTATGTGGTGAAACTGATTTGTCTGAATTCTGTAACTATACAGTTGATGAAAATATCTTTAAGGTATCCCAAACTGCGCGTAACTTTCTTACTAAAGCTGAAAAAATGGATCTTATCCAAAAAAATGGAACAAGTAGAAAGAAGATAAAACTACGTGATGAATTACAAATTCAAACAGCTGGTAATATTGTTTTAGATTATAAAATCGTTCACATTGATACCAAAGAATCATAAACACTTTATTAAACCTACAGCAGATGAAACTGGTATTGATGAGATGCTTGTATCTGACGCTGTAGGTTTTTTCTATAGTGAGCTACGTAAATCATTAAATGATATTCAATCAATCAATGTAAAGATTGATAAACTTGGTACATTTAGGATAAAGAAAAAAGAGTTACACAAACTAGAGCTTCGTTTAAAAGGTCATTTAAATGCATTAGAATCACCTGAAACATTTAATCAGATGCGTATTAAAAAAGATGTAGAAGAAAAATTAGAAAGAGTAATGAAAGCATCTGGCTTTTTTACAGAACAGTATTATCGTAAACTTGAACATAAAGCTAAAAAAAATGGGTAGACTAAAAGATATCTGGACTAATAGGCATTTGATATTTGAAGGAGTATGGAATACAATCTTTAGAAAAAGATATGTTGAACGCATAGCAGCAGAAAGAATGGCTATATGCAATGAATGTGAAGAACTAGATGAAGAAGGAACTGAATGTGCTTTTACAGGTACACAACCATGTTGTTCAGAATGTGGATGTTCTTTAGCATATAAAACAAGATCTCTATCCTCTGCTTGTCCTTATCTGTATTGGAGAGCATTAGAAGAAGATGAAGAAGAAGAAAACGATTAAACTATAAACTATGACTTGGGCAACTTACGATATAAATGATGATGATGAAAATTATGCATATCACATTGTTCCTATAGATGACGATGAAATGCATGAACTTAAAAGAACATGTTCTTGTAGACCTAGAGCAAAAGCAGTTGATGATATGTCAACTTTAATAATTCATAACTCCTTTGATGGACGTGAAGGATATGAATTAGCAATGCAATTATTAACCCCTCCAGAAGATTAATTATGGCAATACAATTCACAGCAGCAGATCACAAATACCAAAGCATAAATCAAGACGAAAACATAAATTGGATAAGTGTAACAAGTGTTATCAGTTTATTTAAGAAAGAATTTGATAAAGAAGCACAAGCACTTAAATCATCTAAAAATAAACGTTCTAAATGGTATGGTCTTACTCCTAAAGAAATAATGGAGATATGGGATAAAAGTAATTCAGTAGCAATTGAATTAGGATCTTGGTATCATAATCAAAGAGAAGAAGATCTATTATCATGTAGTACTATTAGAAGATTAGGTATTGATCTTAATATAGTTAAACCTATAGAAGATAATGGCATTAAAGTAGCTCCTGATCAAAATCTTACACCTGGAATATACCCTGAGCACATGGTGTTCTTAAAGTTTGCAGGAATATGTGGACAAGCTGATAGAGTAGAAGTAGTACAAGATGTAATAGATATCTATGACTATAAAACTAATAAGGAGATAAAAACGCAGTCATTTACAAACTGGGAAGGTGTAAGTGAAAAGATGTTACATCCTATTGATCATCTTGATGACTGTAACTTTATTCACTATGCAATACAGTTATCTATATACCTTTACATTATGATCAAACATAATCCTAATCTAAAACCAGGTAAGATTATACTAGAGCATATAATATTCAAAAAGTCAGGAGTAGATAAATACGGCAATCCTGTTTATGAAAAAGATTCTGATGGAAATCCCATAGTTGATAAAGTAGTTCCTTATGAATTGCCTTATCTTAAAAAAGAAGTAACTAACATTATTAAGTATCTTCAAGCTAATCCAGAATTTAAAAATAAAAAGAAATGACAATTAAACTTTTTGAAGTTGAAAATGGAGTAGTAAAAGCAACAGAACACTGTTATACTATTAACTGGCTACATGATATCATGGTTAACTATCCTGATAATCATCTTAAGGTGTACGCGTATATCTTCTATATGACATGTCCTAATCCAGAATTAAATCCATTTTTTAACGCTCCTGAAGATGATAAAGAAGATCTTATTGTAGAATCCATTGGATTAGATGTATCAACAGATGATGATTTAATTACACACGCTATAAAAAAATGTATTATCTTGTACACTACTCCAACATTAAGAGCTTATAATGGTATTGCAAAAATGTTAGATAACTTAAGTTACTATATGGAAACTGCAAACATTACTGCAGGTAGAGATGGAAACATCAATTCTCTTATAACTGCAGCTAAAAACTTTCAAGCTATTAGAGAATCCTTTAAAGGAGTACTCAAGGATCTAGAAGCAGAGCAAAGCAAAACATCAGTACGCGGAGGCCAAAATTTAGGTTATGACCAGTTATGATTCAGAATATGTAATCCCTACATGGGGTAATGGTGAATGGACAACAATGTCCTTTGATACTAGATCAGATTTTATAGAATTCCTACTTCCTTTATTTAAAGAACCAGGTAAATATGAATTTGATGAAGGTGCTTTAATGTTTAATGAACAAGCGCGTAAATTCAAAGAAAATGGTGAAGTATACTGTCTTGCTCCTTATATGAGTAAAGACTTTATTAACTATTGGAATGATCAAAAAGATAAATGTCGTAAAGGAGCAATATTTAAAAATGGAGAAAAAACTTGGTACTTACCACGTGACTACTACATGTGGCTCAATTTCCTTCCAATATTTGATAAGGAGAAAAAGAACTTTGACTTCGCAGGTATCCGTGATGCACAATATCACATGGCACTATATGAGTGCTTAGCAGAGTTAAACTACAAACACGCATCTATTTTAAAGAAACGTCAGATAGCTTCTTCATATTTTCATATGGGTAAGTTTATAAATCAGATATGGTTTGAACCTGGGGTTATCCTAAAGCTAGGAGCATCACTTAAAGACTATATAGGTCTAGAAGGATCATGGAAGTTCTTAGATGAGTATCGTGCATTCCTTAACTCTAAGACAGCATGGTATAGACCAATGAATCCAGGAAAAGTATTAACATGGCAGCAGAAGATTGAAGTAACAGAAAATGGACGTAAGCAAGAGAAGGGTCTAAAAGGAATGTTACAAGGTATGTCTTTTGAGCAATCTGATACAAAAGGTGTAGGGGGTCCTTGTTCTTACTTCTTCTATGAAGAGGCAGGTATTGCTCCTACAATGGATAAAACATTTGAATACTTAAGACCAGCAATGCAGTCAGGAGAAATAACTACAGGTCTTTTTATTTGTGCAGGATCTGTAGGTGATTTATCTCAATGTAAACCACTAGAAGAATTTACTAGAAAACCTGATGCTAATGGCATGTATGCTGTTGAATCTAATCTTATAGATGAAACAGGTCTAGTAGGTAGAACAGGATTGTTTATTCCTGAACAATGGTCAATGAAACCATATATAGATCAATATGGTAATTCACTTGTAGAGTCAGCTGTAGCAGGTATGTTACGTATTAGAGAAGAATGGAAAAGAGATTTATCTCCTGAACTATATCAGTTACGTATATCTCAGCATCCTATGAACATTAAGGAAGCATTTGCATTCCGTGATGAATCAATATTCCCATTGCTACTTGTAGGATCACAAAAAAGAAAGGTAGAAGATAAGGAGTATCCTTATGAATTTATTGAACTTGAAAGAATGTTAGGTGGAGGTATAAATCCTAAACCTTCACGTAGACAACCTATAATGGAATTTCCTGTAGATAAGAAGCGGGAAGACAAAAAAGGAGTACTTGTTGTTTATGAAAGACCTGTTCCTGACTCTAAATGGGGTACATATTATGCATCTATTGACCCTGTAGGTGAAGGTAAGACTACTACATCTGAATCACTTTGTTCTATATATGTATACAAAAATCCAGTAGAGGTAACCAGAATTACTGATAAAGGAGTAGAGAATCATGCAGAAGGAGATTATATAGTAGCATCATGGTGTGGTAGATATGATGACTTAGGTAAAACACATGAACAACTAGAGCTTATCATAGAGTGGTACAATGCTTGGACTGTTGTAGAGAATAACGTTTCTTTATTTATTCAATACATGATTGAAAGAAGAAAGCAAAAGTATCTTGTTCCTAAAAATCAAATTGTTTTTCTTAAAGACATTGGAGCTAACAAAACTGTATACTCTGATTATGGATGGAAAAATACAGGTACAATATTTAAATCACATCTATTAAGTTATCTTATTGGTTGGTTAACTGAAGAAGTTAGTCAAGAAACAGATAGCGATGGTACAGTAACTAAAGTAACATATGGTATAGAAAGATTACCTGATTATATGGCTTTAGTAGAGATGGAGCAATATAGGCCTGGAGTCAACGTGGATAGATTAGTTTCACTAGCAGCACTCATTGCATTTGCTAAAGTTCAGCAGTCAAATAGAGGATACTCAAAACGTGTTGATGATACAAGGACTAAAAACTTGCATATGTCAGATAATTTATATAAATTAAATAGTACCCCTTTTAGGCACATGGGCAACAAAAAAGGTGGCATATCTGGAAACAGATTACCTAGAATACCATATAGAAAATTAAAATAATGGAAATATTAAACGCACTCCAACTCAAGAAAGGTAAAAAAGCTGAATATAACCGCTTAGGTAATATTACTCAGCCCCTTCAATTCTTACCTGTAAAGGATAAAGATGATGATTGGGCAGCATGGAATATGGACTGGTTAGAATGGCAAGGTCTTAAGCAGATACGCAGAAATGCGCGTAGGCTAATGAAGAACTACAAACTTGCTAAAGGTATCATAGATAAGACTGATTATCTAATGGAAGATGATAATGAGTACAGAGACATTGTTGATACTCTAGGTAGAGATTATCCTGGCGCTCTTGAGCTTAAGTTTTATCCAATCATTCCTAATGTAGTTAAAGTACTTACAGCTGAATTTTCTAAAAGAAATACAAGAGTAAACTTTAGAGCTGTAGATGAGTATACCTACAATGAGATCATGGCATCTAAGCAATCTGATATTGAGAAATCATTAATGCAGCAAGCTGAGCAAAAATTAGCTGCTAAAATGATTGAGATGGGAGCTGATCCTAATGATCCTGAGATTAAACAAAAAATGTCTCCTCAAGCTATTAAGTCACTTCCTGAAATTCAAAAGTTCTATGCTAAAGATTATATCAGTCTTTGTGAAGAGTGGGCATCTAAACAACACCTAATAGATGAAGAGCGTTTTAAAATGGATGAGCTTGAAGAAAGAGCATTTGAAGACGCACTAATTACTGATAGAGAATTCTGGCACTTTAGAATGTTAGAAGATGATTATGATATTGAATTATGGAATCCAGTTCTTACATTTTACCATAAGTCTCCTGATGTACGTTATATATCTCAAGGTAACTGGGTAGGAAAGATAGAAATGCTTACTGCATCAGATATCATTGATAAGTATGGTTGGATTATGTCTCAAGAGCAATTAGAATCTGTTGAGGCTATTTATCCTGTAAGATCTGCTGGTTACCCTATACAAGGATATCAAAATGATGGTACATACTATGACGCTACTAGATCTCATGATTGGAACGTTAATAGACCTTCCCTAGAGTACAGACAGTTTACATCTATGTATGATAACTTCGTGTATAATGGAGGTGATATCATTAACTGGATCATGGGTGAGTCAGAAGACTACTATGATATGGGTACTGCGCATATGTTACGTGTAACAACTGCATATTGGAAGTCACAACGTAAAGTAGGTCACCTTACTAAGATAGATGAAGATGGATCTGTAGTAAATCAAATTATAGATGAGCACTATCAAGTAGTTGATAAGCCAATGTATGATACTACATTCTTTAAGAATAAAACAAAAGACAATCTAGTATTTGGTGAACATATAGATTGGATATGGATTAACCATACATATGGTGGTGTTAAGATTGGTCCTAACATGCCATCATGGTGGGGTATGCAGAATCCTGGAGGTATAAATCCAATGTACCTAGGTATTATGCAGAACAGAATTAAACCAATGAAGTTTCAATTTAAAGGAGATAGTACACTATACGGATGTAAACTTCCTGTAGAGGGAAGAGTATTCTCTGATAGAAATACAAAGTCTGTAGCATTGGTAGATTTAATGAAGCCATTCCAGATAGCTTACAACATAGTAAACAATCAGATAGCAGATATCCTAGTAGATGAAATAGGTTCAGTAATCATGCTAGATCAAAATACTTTACCACAGCACTCATTAGGAGAAGACTGGGGTAAAGGCAACTTAGCTAAAGCATATGTTGCAATGAAGGACTTTGGTATGTTACCATTAGATACTTCAATCACTAATACAGAAAACGCTCTTAACTTCCAGCACTTCCAGGTATTAAACCTAGAGCAAACACAAAGGATGTTATCACGTATTCAGTTAGCTACATATTTTAAGCAGCAAGCATTTGAAGTAATAGGTATTACACCACAACGTTTAGGACAGCAACTAGGTCAGACTAATACTGCTACAGGTATAGAACAAGCTATTGCAGGTTCATATGCACAAACAGAAAATTACTTTACACAGCACTCTGATCATCTAATGCCACGTGTGCATCAGATGCGCACAGATCTAGCACAATATTATGCATCTAGTAATCCTTCTATACGTATGAAGGTAAGCACTTCTAATGATGAACGTATTAATTTTGAAATCAACGGTACTGATTTATTAATGCGAGATATAAATGTATTCTGTTCTACTAAAGCTAATCATAGAACAATTATTGAACAGATGAAACAACTTGCTATATCTAACAATAC